ACGATGCGTGGCATATTTGAACTTGGAAACAAGGCTTTTTCTATCTCAGCATTGTATCGTTTCAGTTATATTCCAAAGAACTCAATTTTTGAACCTTTATTGGCAGCAACAATGGCTGAAGGTAGCAAGTTTGCTACCGCTATGTTTGGTGCTGCTGGTAGACAGATTATTAAAAACAGTGCAAATTTCGTAATTCGTAATATTGAAAAGTCTAAAACTATTTTGCCTAGCGCAAAAAATGAGATTCAAAAAGAAATTAAGGCTTTGTCACAGCAGTATGATATGGCTATTACGAATCGAGATATTACATACGCTAAGTATGAGCAACTATTTGCAGATGTTCCTGGGGTATCTCCAGCAACCAAGCGCGAATGGGCAGATGTTGTCAAAGAAGACCTTCGTGCTGCAGAAAAGATGGTTGACTTCCTTGAAGTTAAACTTAATAAGTATACTGTTGAATACGGCAAGCCAATCGAAGTCCCATCTTTGTACAACTTAAAGCGTAGAGTTGAAACATTAAAGTCTGTTGGAAAAGAAACAACAGAATTAACATCAGAACAAATTGTTGCTCCAGTTATTACTAATGAAAATTCAATTATTTCTTTACTCAATAGCCAGCGTTTAAAAGGCTTTACTGTTGAAAATTATAAGCAATATGAAGATTCATTAATAAACTATACAAATGGTAGTGGTGATTACAGTCTCGTCAATACTGTTCTACGTGATGGGTATAAGGCTGGCGCAAAAGAAACAGTAAAAGTTAATAAAATTGTTAGCGACTTAGACTTTCTTATTTCAAAAGCACCAGTTCTTGAAACTCCAATTACTACATTTCGTGGTATGTCATCTGACAGATTTAGTAAAGAATATTTAGATAATTTGCGTAACTTAAAGCCAGGAGATACGTTTGTTGAAAAGTCTTTTTCATCAACTGATATAAAAGAAACAGTAGCAAAAAGATTTGCAAGAGACAACGGAATTGTTATGGAAATAACAAATCCTTCTGGAACAAAAGGAATTTTTCCAATTGGTATGAGAGTTGAAACAACTGCAAAAATTGCAGCAGGAGAATCTGAGTGGCTTCTTCCGCGTAATACAAAATTTACAGTAACTGAAATAACTGGAAATAAAATTAAAGTTGTTGTTTCAAGTAAAACTAATGCAGCAAAATTAACACCAGAGGCTATTAATGCCTCTCGTTATGCTAGTGAAATTCGTAGTGCAGAAATACTAATTGCTAAGGCATCTCAGACCATTAATACTATGGCTCCAGAAGTTAATACTTTAGATGCAGCAATTGCAGCAAGTTATGCAAGAATTGGCAATGCTCTTGAAGAACTTGGACCCAAGGTTACAAAGCGTGGAGAGATATTCTCTGTAGCAGAAGGTCGTTACGAAAAGAAACCACTATTACCTGAAATGGAAAAAGTTACTTTGGCTAATGGTCAAGTATATGAAATGCCATCTATGCGTAATCGTGACTACTTTGGTGATGGTTACTTTAGCGAAATATCAAGCAACAATACAAGAACAATTGAAATTCTTGGTAACAAAGCAACTGTAGCAAAGTTTAATACAATTTTTAGAAATGGTCCACAGACGATTACTAATGTTGCAGACCCTATGTATTTTGATGAATTGGCTTATGTAGTCAATACCTTTATGCGTGGAGATATGCTGGTTGACCAGATTCTTGCTGGTAAGTCACGAGAAGCCCTTCTTGCCTGGGCGTCTACCAACCAGGGTTCATCTTATGCTCGTTCAATGGGTCGTCCAATTGACCAGTTGACAGATATGGTTGACGAAGGATTCTCATATGTCAATCGTTATCTACCCACTAAGGATGCACAACTACTTGCTGCTGCGGGACCTGTTAAGCGAACCGACTTAGAACAACTACTGGGTGACAAGTTAGACCAGATGGTTGGCATTCAACCACTAGATGTTCCATACGGAAATCCTACTAATCTTCTCAAGGGTACCAACCAAGCAATTGATATGGCAATGGCAAATGCTTGGAAGTTTTTGCTTAAGCCAGAAAACTTAATTCGTGAAGTTTATGGAACTGTTGACTTTTCTAAGCGTCTAGTTGAAAAAGCAAATATGCTTGTTGCTCAAGGACAAGAAGTAACACTTGCAACAATTCTTGCATTGCGTCCAGCAGTTGCCACCGAAATGGTTGCAAACATCAGCAAGACATTTTATACAATTCCACGCCAACAGCGTGGTCTATATCTTGCAAGAGCATTAACAACATTTCCTAATGCGGCTGCTTCTGGTATCTATCGTTATGGTGGGTTTGCTGTAAAGCAACCTGGACGTATGGGTGGATTCCTTAACAGTTACTATGGTTTATACAACTCATTTGGCGTAGATAAATACGGTAATCCAGTTGAGAACCCTATGGAAGCAGAGTATCTGCTTATTCCTGGTACAAAGGAAATGGGTTTAAACGATGGCAAGGGCGTGGTCATCAGTTCTCGTGCAACTAATTTTATAGCAAACCTTCCTACTGGGTCATATCTAGTTCCACTTGCTATCGGACGTGCTTTATCTTGGAAAGTAAGTACTGAAGATGAAATTAAAAAAACTATTGATAAAACAATCGGAAGAATTCCTGGATACTCATACGAAGAGTTATTCCCATACGGAATTGAACCTGACTTAAAGACTCAATTAGGACGCACATTTACACCTGCTTGGGCACGTAACCTAACGACTGCTTTAAATAAGAGCACAACAGATGAGATGTGGGTTAACTCCCTGCTATCTGAAGCGACACGTCAACAAATTCTTCACGAGATGGAGATAGGACCCAAGCCTACAGAAGAGAGTATCCGCAAAGGTACAGAGAGCATCTACCTACGTAAATTCCGTACACAGTTCTTCTCTCTACTTGGTACACCTCAGTATGTTGAGTCTCGTCCAGATGCATTGTTCTCTGATTACTACTATATGTTGTATGACAAGTACAAGGCTAAGACAGACCCTAAGACTGGTAAGCCTCTTACTGAAATGCAAGCATCTAAGTTAGCAGAAGATGAATTCCAGAAACAAATGCGTCTTGCAGGTGGTGCAGACTTCCCAATAGACCGTCTATTTACTGGCGGTGCACGAGATAAGGTTGCATATTTCCCACCAAGCCAGAAGGCTTACAGCCGTATCTATGAAGATTTCTCTGGTCTTGCTAAGAAACTAGAACGTCTTGACCCATCACTTGTTGGTTTGATGACTGCTGACCTACCAAGAGATTACAATATTCAGGTTAGTAAGTTTCTTAATGACCCTAATGCAACTCTTCCTGGTGGAACTATTCTTAACTCACAACTTAAGACACCACAAATGGTTGAGGATGAACTTACAAAGTCACGTCTTTGGAAGGCTTACACAGGATTTAAAGATGATTTAAATGCTGCAGCCAAGAAGGCTGGATATAGTAGTTATCTTAGTGTTCCAGAATTAAAGGACCAACTTAGAGAATATGCCGAAACATTGGGCGCTGTAAGCGCACCTTGGTTCCTTGAGTATGGTGGTGGCGGAGCCGCTAAAGATAGCGCTTACTACCAGTCTGTTGGCATTAAGACACTTGTAAATGATAAAGACTTTATGAAGAAGTTTGGAAACACACAGTTCTGGACTCACGCTAAAGCATTTATTGAATACAGAGATTCATTTGGCAAGGCTCGTTTAGATGCACCAACAGGATATAAGGGTGCGATTGAAGAGCAATGGCAACTTTATCTTGAAGGAACTCTTTCTCTGTGGGACCCGACCTTGCAAAGAATAATTACACGCTATTACAGCAATGATAGTTTAAACATAAAGGAGCCTAAGAAGTGACAACAGCGCCAGAAACGTCTTCATCTTCTGCATCTGGTATTCCAGCACCTCCTACTATTGTTGTACCTAAAAAAACAACAAAGGGTCCTAAGATTACCTATATCTGGATGCCAGATGCAAAGGGTAATTTAGTTAAGGCTGATGCTTCTATAGTCAAGAAGTCTTTTGCTAAACTACCAGGTAGTGCACAGGTTGCTCTTACTCAGTATTTACTTACTATTGCTAACAAGCAACCAACCGACACTGCTCGTCAAGCCTTATGGAATGACATTGTAGATGGTGCCATTGCTGCCTTCAAAGAAGGAAAGAAGCAGAGTCCTTGGGACGTTCTTAATGTCCTAACTAAGAATTCTCCTGCAGTTAATGGCGAAAGCGTAACCTACACAGAGTACGATTCAATTACATCAGATGCTCTACTTGGTAAGATTGCTCAAGGTATTGGTTTTGATATAAACCAACTCACCTCAGCAGATAAAAAAGAATTCTTTGATAAGTTAAACAAAGAGGCTAAGGCTTCTGGTAAGACAACTACTCGTAAGGCTGCCACAGGCGGTATGGAGACAATTGTTACGCCATCATTGTTTAATGCTAAGGACTTCACAGAGTCTTTCTTGTGGGCAAAGGTTAACTTTGATGACACAACTAAATTACCATCAAGTGCAATCACGCAAATTTCTTCAATTAAAAGTATTCTCAAGGCTAACGGAATATCTGATTTAAGTCAGAAAGAAATCAATGCCCTTGGCGTGGCGCTTGCTTCAGGCAAGCAAACCATTGATGCTCTTAAGAAAGACCTAGGAGCCAAGGCAGCACTACGTTATCCGCTATTTGCAAAGAGATTGCAAGATACTCCTGGCTTAACCGTTATGGATGTTGTAGAACCATACATCACCCAGATGGCTAAGTACTGGGAAGTTGACCCTAATACTGTGGACCTAGACAATCCAGACTTAGATAAGTTTGTACGTCCAGATGGAACGGCAGGAAACGTACCAATGGGTTCACTATCTGACTGGATTTCATATTTAAAGAATCATCCAAATTCAGAAAAAGCAAGTTGGTCTAAAGATTTAGCACGCGATAACGCAGTTGGTGTTGCAAGAGCGATGGGATTTGGTGTTTAAATGGCAATTCAATATACAGACCCAGCAACAGTAGTTCCACCTATTAAAATAGCAACTGATGTTTTCAATGAAACAAATGTCGACCCATTCTTAAAGCCAGACAAGACACTTGCTAGCCTTGAAGCAAAGTTAGGTAAAGCAACAGGTAATGCTGCTGTTGCAATTCAAAAGCAAATTGATGCTCGTCAAGCAGAACTTACTGCAGAGTATGGTTCAGTTGGATTCGGTTCTGGTGGTTATGTAACTCCTGGCTATGCTTATTCTGAGGGAAGCGGTGCTCAGTACGGAGATTTGTTAGCAAAGCAAAAGGCTGTGCAAGCAGCCCTTGCTGGTAAGATGCAACTTCTACCTACTGGAAGTACGTACAAAGACCCAGTAACTGGCTCATCTGTTAATCTTAATCCTATTTATCAAGCACAATACTATGGTCCACAGGGACAGACTGGATTTGTTAAAGACCCTGAAACTGGTGAATTAGTTGACCAGTATGCATATGGACAAAAAGTAACAATGGCTCAACTTGCTGGAAAAATGCCTACAGGTTCTAATAAGAAAACCTTTTATGATGAAACTGGAAAAGAGTTAACTGCAGAGCAAGTTGCTAAGAGTGTTCAAGGTGCAAGTTTTGCAAAGGCTGGATGGGATATTGGCTTTGGTGCAGGAATGATTGCTCCTGGGGTTAGCGCTAAGAATATGAGCGATGACCAATTTAGGGACAACATTGTTAATAATCTTGTAGCAAGCGGAGAAATGAGTGTTGCTGGGTACAATCCAGTAACTGGTGTAGTAGATGGTTCCTCAACAGTTTTAGGAATTCCAGACATTGGTGGAGGTAGCGGTGGTGCTACTGCCTTTGATGTGTTCAAAAATACACTATCACTTTTTTTCGGTCCTTCAGAAATAAACAAACCTTGGGTTAGCCAAATATACAAAAGAGTATCTGGTTTCACTAAAAGCGGCTCAACTCCTGAAGAAGCATTTAATATGGCTGTCCTTGAGTCGTACAACGACCCAGCATTGGCAGACTTTACAAAAAGATTTAAAGGAATTTTTGCTCTTCAAAAAATGAAGCAAGATGGCAAGGCAGTTACCGTACCTACTGTTGCTGAATACTTTGCAACTGAAACAAAAATGGGCGATATTCTCAAGTCATCTAACTTAGGTGATTTGGCTAACGAAGATTTCTTAGGAGATGTTCTTGGTAAGGGTGTCTCGGCTACAGAGTTTGGCAATAGAATTACAGCAATCTTTGACCGTATTGATAACGCACCTGCTGCTACAAAGAAAACTCTTCAAAGATTCTTTCCATATCTTGACCGCACTCAACTTGCAAAGACACTTGCACTTGGTGAAAAGGGTGCCAAGCAATTAGAACAAGAAATTGCAGGATATGAAGTTCTTTCTGCTGCAGAATTCCAGGGTCTTGGACTATCTAGGGAATTACCTAGTGGAGTTAGCGTTGAGCAAGCAGCCGATATTGCTAAGGCTGGTGGCACATATGCCAGTACATTAGGACAATTTGGACAGATTGCTGGAGCACGAGAGACAGAACAGAAACTTGCTGAGATTTCAGGAATAAAATCACTAGGAGTTACTGGTCTAACAAGTGCTGTTATTAGTAAGTCTGCTGCAGAACTTAAGAAACTAGAAGATTTAACTCGACAAGAAGAAGCACGCTTTAGTGGTAAGGCTGGAACCGCTGGTTCTAGAGCACTTGCATCTCAGGCTCGTGCTAACCGCTTAATATAAAACAGAATCCTAACGGACCCACCAGCCCCGTTGGCGTAAAAGACTGGAAGTAAGAGCCAGACCATTTCCCCGAATGGAACCTGAGGCTTGCGAACTAACTACGAATAGAAGGGTGGCGTTGCTATGAGCAACAACTACTGGGACGACGAAGACGATGACCTAGATACAACCGATGAAGCACCGATGGATGGAAGCGACTTACTTAAAAAGTTGCGAAAAGCCAAGCGTGCAGATGAAAAGCGTATCAAAGAACTCACAGAGCAACTTGAGGGATTTTCCAAGACGCAGCGTGAGGCAATTGTCAAGTCAGTACTAGAAAAGAAGGGCGTCAATCTTAAAGCAGCCCGTTTAGTAATGAAGGACTTGGATGACATTAACGAAGAATCAGTTTCTAACTGGCTCGAAGAGAATGCAGACTTGTTCGGACTAACGGTTAACGAAGATGCATCTAAGATAACACAAGAAGACCGCGCTGCATTACGCAACCAGGACTTGGTTACTCAGAATGCTATGACCCCTGACCGAGCAAATGATATTGAATACAGAATGTCTCAGGCAACGTCTGAAGAAGACATCCTGTCAATTCTTCGCTCGCAATAATAATATCCGTTCATAGTCACTTGGAGGTGACCGCATATGGCTAACGCCTATACATCAACAGGCTCTACTACCCTCGGTGGTACAGTCGGTGGTGCAGGTCTTGTACAGAAGGCATACGACCGTCTTCTAGAATTCGCTCTCCGTTCAGAGCCACTAATTCGTTCAGTCGCAGACAAGACTCCAGCACAGCAATCAATCCCAGGTTCAACAGTTGTACTCCAGAAGTACCAGGACCTAACAGCAGCAACAAGCACACTAACAGAGACAGTTGACCCAGATGCAGTAGCATTGTCAACACCTAACACAGTTACAATTACTCTTAATGAGTACGGTAACTCTGTTCTTGTAACACGTGCGTTGGAACTATTCTCTCTAGCAGATGTAGACCCAGCAATTGCTAACATCATCGCATTCAACCTTGCAGATTCAATCGACCAGGTTGCAATGACAACACTACGCTCAGGAACAAACGTAATCTACGGTGGTTCAACAGCGACATCAACAGCAACAATCACTGCTGCTGCAACAATCGACTCACCAGACATTCGTCGTGCTGTCGCAAAGTTGCGTGCTAACAAGGCTGCATACCGTAAGGGTTCACTATACTGGACAGGTATTCACCCAGAAGTTTCACACGACCTACGTGCAGAGACAGGCGCAGCAGGATGGCGCGACCCACACAATTACTCCACACCAGAGAACATCTACGCTGGAGAAATTGGACAGTACGAAGGTGCATTCTATGTAGAATCAGCACGTTTGTACAACGCTAAGACTGGTGCAGACCAGTCAGCACTAGCAACAACAGCAGTAACAGTTGCAGGAACATCAGCCGCATTCACATTCGGCGTTGCTTCATCATCTGTTATTGCATTGCGTGCTGAAGTTGGCGATAAGATTTCAGGAACAGGCGTAGGAACATCTGCGAAGATTACTGCCCTTGAAACTTCAGGTTCAACAACAACAATCACTGTAGACGTTGCTAACTCAGCAGCAGTCACAGTATCTACAACAATCACAGTTACACCAGTAACTCGCGTATTCAATACAATCGTATGTGGACGTCAAGCAATGGCTCAGGCTGTTGCTGAAGAACCACACGTTGTTATTGGTAACGTAACTGATAAGTTGATGCGTTTCCGCCCAATGGGTTGGTACGGCGTACTCGGCTTTGCAATCTACCGCGATGAGGCACTATTCCGCATCGAGTCAGGTTCATCAATCGCTGCTAAGTAATTAGTTGATTGACGGGTGGGCAGAGGGAAACCTCTGCTCATCAGTAAGTTCACTAAGGAGAACTAATGACTACTTGGATATTCAAGACACCAATCGTACGAGAAGGTCCATCTGGTGGTGGCTCACGTTTATTTTACTTCTACAAGTTAGATGTAGGCGTTTCCATCGTAAAGCAAAACGGAGTTTACTCCCAACAGAGATACATACTTGACTCAGACTTACCAACCTTTCAAGAGTTGTATCAAGGTGGAAGAAACTATGAAGTAAGTGATGAAACAAAAGCAGCATTAATTGCTGGTGGAGTTGGAGTCACAGAGGCAAACTTTACGGAAGTATAGGGACAAATGGGATTACATCAAAGACAGACACATCCAGAGTATGTAGAAGGTTGCTTTGGTTGCAAGATACAACTTCTTGAATTATCTACTGGCGATGCCAAGCGAGATATATCTGACAAGAAGTGGGTCGGAGAATTGAATGCCTATAGAGAAGCAAGAGCACAAGGTATTCAACCAGCAGGAACAACGCACAAACATATCCAACAGGCATACACAGCAAGTGAGGTTCTCAATAAACCTTACAATGCTGACATTATGCCAACTGCAAAAAACATAACCAAACAATCCGTCGAGGTAATGAAAGAGATAGGACAAATATAATGCCAAAAGTAGGAATGAAAGAGTTCGCTTACACAGCAAAAGGTATGGCAATGGCTAAGGCTGAGGCAAAAAAGACTGGTAAGAAAATGAAAAAGGCTGTTAAAAAAGTTGCTAAGAAGAAAATGAAGTAATTATGCCAATGACATATGACGAATACGACAGCAAGCGTTCTTGGTTAGTAGATACTGCCGAGACCCCTGCCGATAAGAAGCGTCTTAAGGCAGAACTCCAAAAGTTAAAGGCTCAGTATGAGGCTGGTAAGGCTAAGGCTAAACCAAAGTCTAGTCCTACTGCTAAAACAGCAGATGCTGCTCGTATGCAAGCAACTCAGCGTGCACAGATGCTACGCGGAGAATCAGCAGAAGACAAGGCTTACCGCTTGCTTATGGAAAAGTATAACTATGACGTTACAAAGATTCCAGGTTTTAAAGGCGGCAAAGGTACACGATGACAGACCCTAGACTAAAGCGAGCAGGAGTATCAGGCTTTAACAAGCCTAAGCGTACACCGAGTCACCCTAAGAAGTCACACGTTGTTGTGGCTAAAGAAGGAGACAAGGTTAAAACTATTCGCTTTGGTCAACAGGGCGTTACTGGCGATAAGAAGCCAACAGCACGTCAAGCATCATTTAAGGCTAGGCACGCAAAGAATATTGCTAAAGGAAAGATGTCAGCAGCCTACTGGGCAGATAAGGTGAAATGGTAATGCCTAAGAAAAAATCTACAGTTAATGCAGCAGGTAATTACACCAAGCCTGGTATGCGTGCTGCTTTATTTAAGAAGATTAAGGCTGGCTCTAAGGGCGGAGACCCTGGAGAATGGTCTGCTCGTAAGGCTCAACTGCTTGCTGTGCAATACAAGAAGGCAGGCGGAGGTTACAAGTAATGGCACTTGCTAAATCACAGCAGTCACTTAAGAAGTGGTCTGCACAGAAGTGGAAGACCTCTGATGGCAAGCCATCTAAAGGCAAGAAAAGATATTTACCTTCGGCTGCTTGGGATGCATTAAGCCCTGCAGAAAAGGCTGCTACTAACCGAGCCAAGGCTGCAGGTAATGCAAAGGGTAAGCAGAACGTAAAGCAACCAAAATCAATAGCAAAGAAGACGGCGAGGTTTAGATAATGGCAAGTATTCCTGGTTTATCAATAACCGCTGAACTTAATCGTTTAGCAAATGGTGGAGACTACCCAGTAAGGACTGCATTTATTGCAGAACAAGGAGCCGCTAACGCCTGGGCTGGAACTGTTGGTAAGGGTTTAATTGGAGCACTTAACTACAAGGCTAGTGCGTCTCGTCAACCCAATGACTTTAAAAATCTTAATGCTATTTGCAATGAACTAGCATCTACTACTGGACTATCTGCGGTTGACGCATTGAGGACTCTATAATGCCAACACTTGAAAGTATGATTGATGAAGTACTTATCAACCTTGCAGGTTATACATACCAGCAGGACAGAGCAACTTATATTGTAGAAGATGTACCCGCTACAGCATCCACAATCGCTAGCCCAATTATTCTACAATTAGCCTCTACCGATAATATTGGTAAGGGTACTATTGAAGTTGGTGAAGAGTTATTTTGGTTGGATTCATTTGACCGCGTATCTAATACAGCAACCGTTCCACCTTGGGGTCGTGGCTATCTAGGTACAGATATAACTACACACGCTGCTGGAACTAAAGTTACAATTACTCCTACCTTCCCACGTTATGTAGTTAAGAGAGCACTCAACGATACTATTGGCGCTTTCGGCGCAAACATATTTGCAGTCAAGACAACAACATTTGTTTTTAACGCAGCACAGACTACCTACGCGTTTAACAATCTTAACATCAATAACATTATGACAATAATGTGGCAAGATATTGGACCATCACAAGAGTGGTTCCCAATTCGTCGTTGGTCTTGGGATTCAATTGCATCAACTGCAGCCTTTGGCGCAGGTGCACAGAGTGTAACTATTGGTGATTACGTACAACCAGGACGCACAGTTAAAGTTATCTATGCAACTGACCCAGTAGCCTTCCCAGAACTTGCAACAACAGCATTAACCAATGCTCAAGACTATGCCACGATTACAGGACTTCCATCTTCAACACGAGATGTTGCAATCCTTGGCGCTTCATATCGCCTACTTACATATTTGGACCCTGCACGTGCTGCTCAGGTTAGCCCACAGGCTGACGAAACAGACAGTAAGCGTCCATATGGTGCATCACAGAGTGCAACGAAGCAACTCTATGCACTATACGTACAACGTTTAAATGAAGAAACAGCAAGACAACAATCCCAGTATCCAATCCGCGTTCACTACAGCCGATAGGTAAATAAATGACAACAAGAAAATATTCCTCTCGCTCCCAGCAAACAACACTGGCTGCGAACCTCACAGACTCAGCAACTAGTTGCACTGTGGTATCTGGCTCAGCACTCCTTGGTGGACAGTCGGTTACTGCTGGCACAACATTTACTGTTGTCATTGACCCAGATACAGCCCTCGAAGAAATTGTAGATGTCACGGTTGTTAGCACTAACACGTTAACAATCGTTCGTGGTGTTGAGAATTCTGGTACTGGGCAGGCTCACTCCGCTGGTGCTGCTGTTCGCCATATGTCAATTGGTCGTGACTTTCGCGAAGCCAACCTTCACATCGAAGCAACTGGTGCATATAACGATGGCACTGGTACTCATACAATGCACGGTATTGCATCAGGTGAAGGTGACGTTGTAGGTACACTTAAGACTCAGACTCTTACCAATAAAACTTTAACATCTCCTACTATTACTAACCCAAGCATCTCTGGTGCTGGTGTAGATGCAACCATTACCTTTGAAGGCGCAACTGCTGATGCTCACGAAACATTCCTTACAGTAGCAGAGCCAACTCAAGATAATACAATTACCCTACCTAATACAACTGGTACAGTAGTAATTGCTAACGCAGCACAGACATTAACCAACAAGACTATGGGTGATGCTCTTAATGCTGGTGGGTTTAAGATTACAAATCTCGCTACACCAACAGATGCAAGCGATGCGGTACGTAAAGACTTTGCAGATGCTCAGGTAGCAGCAGCAGCGACAAGCGCTGCAAGTGCTGCGACATCAGCAGCATCGGCTGCTACATCAGCATCTTCTGCTTTAACCTCTGCTAACTCAGCAAGTGCTTCTCAGACTGCAGCAGCAACATCTGCTGCTAGTGCAGCCACATCTGCTTCTACTATGGAAGCAAGCGTAACAGCGGCTGCTTCTTCTGCAACTGCTGCAGCAAGCAGTGCAACTGCTGCTTCTACTAGTGCAACAAGCGCTGCTGCTAGTGCAACTGCAGCGGCTACTTCGGCAACAAGTGCAGCAGCATCTGCCACAGCAGCGGCTACATCAGCCACATCTGCTGCAGCAAGTGCAACTACTGCTGCTAACTCAGTAGCAACAATTGCAGGTTATGCAAGTTCTGCTGCTACATCAGAGGCTAACGCTGCAGCCAGTGCTACTGCGGCTGCAACATCTGCTGCATCTGCAGCGGCATCTACAAGTGCTGCTGCTGCTAGCGCAACCGCTGCAGCAACAAGTGCTACATCTGCTGCTGCGTCAGCAACGGCTGCAGCCACATCGGCTACTAGTGCTGCTACATCAGCAACTGCTGCTGCAACTTCTGCTACTAGCGCTGCTGCAAGTGCAGCCTCTGCTGCAGCCGCAGTCGCCGCATCATTTGATGCTAAGGGTGACTTACTAGCAGGAACTGGTGCAGGAACATTTGACCAACTTGGTGTAGGTACAAATGGATATTTGCTCACTGCAGATTCAGCAACAGCAACAGGAATTAAGTGGGCAGCAGCCCCAGTAAGCCTTCCTTCACAGACAGGTAACGCTGGTGAGTTTCTCACAACAGATGGAACTGACGCAAGTTGGGCTCCAGTTGCAGGTTCTCTTGCACAACCAACTGAACCGACATCTCCTCCAGATGGACAAATCTGGGTAGATACAGATGGCACTGCACCAACTACAGTAGTAACTCGCTGGTCTAAAGCACCTACTGCTGGTACAACAACTCTTACTGGTACAGATGACGGAACTACGGTTCTTGCCTACACACCAGGATATGAAGAAGTATTCCTCAACGGTGTGCTTCTCTCTCGTACTAATGACTACACAGCCAGCACTGGTACAAGTGTTGTCTTAAGTGCAGCAACAGTAACGGGAGACATTGTAGAAGTTATCTGTCCACTACAGGTGGCATACACTGATGCAATCACTACTACGGCTGCTAACGCAGCCTATGTGCCTAAGACTCTGACTACTACTACTGGCGATACTATCTATGCTAGTGCTGCAAATACCCCAGCAAGGTTAGGTATCGGTTCTACTGGTCAAGTGCTTACTGTTGCATCAGGTATTCCAAGTTGGGCTACGCCTTCAAGCGGTTCATACACACTCATTAAGCGAGCAACAACAACTGGTGCAGTCAATACTGGCACAACTTATGACGGCGTATTTACATCAACATATAAAGCATACAAAATAGTTATAGAGCATTGGTTTTCTGCAACTGCTGCTGACGACCCATTATTTCAACTCCGTTATGCTGGACCAACAACACAAGCAGCCGATTATTATGGTGCAAATGGTGTTTTAGGTCGCGACAATGTATGGATTTACAATCCCTCCGTCACTACTACTGCTTTAATTATGTCTGAAAATATCGGAGATGGTTGGGGCAGTCACTATGAAATGACAGTTACAAATGTTGGCACTACCTCAGAAAGGCCAAGTGCATTTTATTTAGGAAATCGCCAAGCCAATCAATCGGTAATTATTGGAAGTCTTTTTAATGATACTCCGCGAACTTACACAGGATTTATTTTATCTTGTGCATCTAATATCACAGTAACCGTAGCAGTCTATGGATTGGCGACAGCATAATGACAACAAAACAAGAAATGATTTCACTCATCAAAGCAGAGAATCCAACACTACGAACAGGTAGTGATGAGGACGGCTATGTAGAACTTACTGGTGCAGATTATGAAGCACAGGTTGAACTGTGGGCAGATTTAAGATTGGCAAAAGAAGCCAAACTAGCCGAAGCCGAAGCGTTAGCAACTGCCAAAGCCGAAGCGGTCACAAAATTGATTGCACTTGGTATTGACCCAAAGGCACTTGGGCTATAAGTGGAACACTTGACTAAGATAATTACTGACAAACTAGGAGATAACAAATGACAAGAGCAAGAGATGTAGCAAACATCGATGGTCTTTTAACAACTACGGGTGACACTTACTATGCCTCTGCTGCAGGTACACCTGCTCGTCTAGGTATCGGTTCTACTAGTCAGGTCTTGACTGTGGCTGCTGGTGTGCCTAGTTGGGCTACACCTTCATCACCAAGTTTCGTAGGATGTTTTGCCTCATCTCGCGCTGACCAAACTGTTGCAACTGCAACATATACTGCTATTGCGTTAGCAACGGAGGCCTATGACACAGATGCAATTCACTCAACATCCACAAATAACTCACGATTTACAATTCCAACAGGTAAAGGTGGATATTGGTTATTTTACCAAGTCTTAGGTTTTAACCCCTTAGCAAGTAATAATATGAATATTCGTTTTTATAAAAACGGTTCTTCAACTGTTGGCGGTATTCTTATGAGTGGTGCTACATCTGCAAGCACTTTTACAACAGTAAGCAATATATCTATATTGTCTTTATCGGCTGGTGATTATATTGAAATGGTTGCATATCAAGACAGCGGTAGTACAATGGGTATTCTTGCTTCAGCTAGCGAAGACCGTGCATATATGGGTTGCCAATACTTAGGAGCATAAAAAATGATTAAATATAATAAACCAATAAATTTAAACGGCGAGGAATTACTTGCAGAGTTAAACGCTGGCGGCGTGGCAATCACGCAACCGCCATTTGATGACGCACAAGGCAATCTTTACCTTGACATAACAGAAACTGATACTGCAAAAGCCGCTTCAATTGTTGCAGCCCATAACGGAACAACAGTTGCGCCAGATAAATCTGCAGCCAAAGCAGCACTACTTGCTCGTCTAGGTATTACAGCAGAAGAAGCAGCACTACTCCTTGGAGGAACTAACTAATGGCAACCATCAGTAATACACCAAGACCAGGCTATGTCTGGGATGCAACCGACAATGTTTGGTATCCAATCG